TGACAGTATACCGAGCAGATCCGTGACAGGCAAGCAGGTCAGCAATTGGTCAGTTCATGGTAGCTACAACAGTAATATAGAAGGGTTACATTCCTTTTTGGATATCATGAAAAAGAATAGTGTGAAGTTAAAACAGTTAAGTATTATCACGAATGGATTTAACCACACACAAGAAATAATTGACCTGATAAATGATTTTTATAATTATATTTCTGATTGCTATGATAGTTCATTCTATCAGAAAAAAAGAATGGTTTATTTAAGCGTAAGCAATGATCCGTTTCATTCTGATTGCAACTATAATCCACTTGAAGCATATGGATTTTATGAAAAGGCATTTGCAGACAATCCTATGATACACATAGACATAGATGAAATCGGGGTACTTCCGTATAATCAAGGGCGCGGTAAATATTTAAAAGAGACAAGAGAATATTTCAAAAAAGTTCCTACTAAGATTGAATATATAAGTCCTGATAGAAAAATGACTGCTTGTCAATATGGTAAATACTACAGACAAAGCACTGATAATCAGATATATATATTCTGTCCGATGTATCTTTCTGCAAAAGGTGATTTGATTAAAATGAATTCTATGCAGCCAGAGTACATTGAAATGGATAAAAGCGGAAACACATCAAAAATATGCAATATAATGAAAGATGATATCATGCAATCTGTTATTAGATTTAATCAGGATAATAAAAAGATGTATTGTTTGCCACATGCTCTTGGCGTTGGAAGTGTTCTTGAAGCGCATATGAAGAAAGAACGAGAAAAATTCGGGAAACGATTACTTGTCAAAATGCCAGATGTTCACACAAGCAATGAAGAATTAAAGACAGATGCAATAGAACTATTGAACAGATGGATAGAATTTAGAAAGATTAACAATGTCGATGCGTTAGGGAATAGTACAAAATGAATATGCCGTGATAGCGTTGTGATGCTGTCACGGCTTTTTTGATGGAAAGAAAAGTAATGATGGAGATAAAGAAAAGATGGAAGAAAGGAAAGTATTAACGATTAAAGAATGTTCAGAACTTTATAAGATTGGGATAAACAGATTAAGAGAACTATGCAGAATGTCGGAATGTCCATTCATTGTGCGTATTGGTAGCAGAAAAGTATTGATCAAAGCTAAAGCGTTTGATGATTGGTTTAACGCTTGTGAATGCATCTGATACCCCATTGCAAAAAAGAGACATGAGAGGTATACTTGTACCTTGAATAGATGTCTCTTTTTGCCTTTTCGGAAAGGAGATCGTTAAATTTGGCAAAAAGAGTTATTTCAAGTGTGCGTAATGCACATGGTAATTTAGTTAAATTGAAACAAGGCGAAAGTTTGCGCCCTGATGGAATGTTAGTATATCGCTATATTGACGAGGAAACAGGAAAGCGTAAAACACTATCATCCAAAACAATAGAAGGATTAAGGGAAAAAGAAGATGAACTTAAAACGGACATTGAAAAGGGTGTTAGTACGTCACAGAAATTGAAAACGGTTGATACTGTTGCGTCAGAATGGTTTGAGTCTAAACGTGGCATTCGGGAACACACAAGGCAGAATTATAAATTCCTTTATGATCATTACGCCAAAGATAGCAAATTAGGCAAGATGAAAATTAAGGACGTAAAGAACATTGATATCAAACGGCTCTACAATACATTGATTGAAGTAAGGGGATTAAGCCTTGAAACGATTGACGGATTGCAGAATGTTTTAGGTCAGGTGTTTGATTTTGCCGTTTCTCAACGTTACATTGCGTCAAATCCTTCTGAAGGGTGCATGAAAGATTTTAAAAAGGCACTCAATACGGATGAACAGAAGCATAAAGCCTTGACAGCAAGTGAACAGGCGCGGTTTTTAGACTTTGTTGCTAATAGTGAAACGTATTCTCATTGGTATAGCACGTTTGCGGTTATGGTTGGTACTGGTTTACGTGTCGGTGAATTGACTGGTTTAAGATGGTGTGATATTGATTTCAAAGAAGAAATCATTGATGTTAATCATACGCTTGTATACTACAAAGATGAAAACGGTATGACATGGCAGATTAACAAGCCTAAAACCAAAGCAGGAACGCGCACTATAACCATGTTGGACTCCGTGAAAAAAGCACTTGAAATTGAAAGACAGTTTCAGACGGAGAATAATTTATCAAGTACCGCTATTGTTGATGGTTATTCGGATTTTGTGTTCTTTAACCGTTTCGGAAATGTTCAGCATCAAGGAACATTGAATAAAGCGTTAAGGCGTATAATCCGTGATGCGAATTTAGAAGCGCAGAGCCGTAATGATGGAACTTTGTTATTGCCTAAATTCTCATGCCATAATCTTAGAACATCCTTTTGTACAAGGTTGTTTGAAAACGGTGTATCGCTTAAAGTTGCAATGAGTTTAATGGGGCATGATGACTCCAGAACGACAATGAAAGTGTATACAACGGTATGTAAAGATTGGGAACGTAGGGAATTAGAAGCGGTAAATAAGGCTATGAAAGCGTTGAATATCTGATACTTAACCAAACTTAGCCATTTACTTAGTGAATGCTCAATAAATAAAGTCCCTTTACTCAAAGGAAAATGCCGAAAAATATGATATAATCATTGCAAAGATATTCGCAGATCAGTTCGATTCCCTTGCACTTTTGATATATTCGGGGCGGTGTGGCATGTATAAATCTCTCTCGGAACACCAGATTTCGATTTTTGATTTTAACCAGAGTTGTGGCACACCGCTGGATCAAAACAATGAATGGGTCAGACTGGCAGATGCCATCGACTGGGCCAGCCTTGAAAAGATGTATTCTTCTCTTTTTCCCTCTTCAAGAGGGCGCAGGGCTTTCTCACTGCGTATTGCTCTGGGCGCACTGATCATTCAGAAGCGCAAAGGATTCTCCGACCGGGAGTTGGTGAAAGAAGTCGCAGAGAACCCCTATTACCAGTACTTTCTTGGTATGAAGCAGTTTTCGAACACCTGTCCGTTCAAAGCGACTGTCCTGGTGTATTTCCGCCGCAGACTGGATACGCGATTTCTGATGATGGCGAATGAAGAGTATCTTGCTACGGCAGCGCCAACACTGGAGCATGCTGATGATAAGCCGTCAGAATCCGCTGACGGGGAGAATGCAGGGACGTTTATTCTGGATGCCACCTGCTCTCCATCCAACATCAAATATCCCCAGGACTTTGTCCTCCTCAATGATGCGAGAGAGAAGCTGGAGGAGATGATTGACTATTTCCATCATCAGTACCATCCTTGGAAGAAGCCAAGGACTTATCGGATAAGTGCTCGGAAAGAATATCTTGCTATGGCCAAAGCTAAAAAGCGTCCGACGAAAAAACTTCGGAGCCTGATCCGCAGACAGCTTGGCTGTCTGAACCGTGACCTCCGGTATCTGGAGGCATACATGACGGAGGGATATGCTCTTCCGCAGAGGTATATTGATTACTACCTGACTATACAGAAGCTTTACGAGCAGCAGAAGTACATGTTTGACAGCCGCACCCATCGGGTAGATGACCGGATCGTCAGCATCAGTCAGCCGTATATCCGCCCCATCGTTCGTGGCAAGGCAAAAGCTCCGGTAGAGTTTGGCCCGAAGTATGATGTCAGCATTGATGAAAAGGGGCATGCCCGCCTGGAGAAGATCCAGTTCGACCCTTACAATGAGAGCACGATTCTTCAGGATGCAGTGGAGCGATATAAAAAACGTACCGGGCATTATCCTGCACGGGTGCTTGCAGATCAGATTTATCGAACAAGGGCGAATCGTGCGTATTGTAAGGATCACGGAATCCGAATTTCCGGGCCAAAGTTAGGACGGCCTGCAGCTGAGCACAAGTCTGATGTGGATGAGTATAAGGACAACACGGACCGGATTGAGGTGGAACGCTTCTTCAGTGTAGAGAAACGCTGTAACGGTGCCGGCCTCATCATGACCAAACTGGCAGAAACAACGCTGGCGTCCGTCGCCTTATCAGTTTATGTCACCAATCTCTTCGCGATCCCAGTCGGAAATATTTTTTTGCTTTATCTGATGGACTGCGGAGATGAACCGGAAAGTGTACAGTTCATTGAACTGGAGGATGCAGCTTATGATGTTTCGATAAAGTTGAGGTCTACAAGCCGCCGACGGGCGGCATCAGGGTAAGTTTGCACCTGGGACGATATTAACCGCGTTTTTGAGCAGTCACTAAATAAACCAAAGCGCGGGCAGGATATTTGTGCATTTCTAAAGCAGAAATGAGTTGCTATTATCTCCGATCAGAGTGATTAATACAGTACCGAAAGGGAAATCACAAAAAACGGAGGGCAAGGACATGACAGAACTGCAGAACTTCATCGACGGATACGGATTTGGGATCAGCGTACAGAAACTGGCCGAGAAGGCATACCGCCACATGGAAAGTAAAGGCCACAAGGTCTGCATGGTAAACGAGCGCTACCTGGAAGTCGACGGAACCACATACCTTTTTTCCAAGAGCCGCAAGCACGGGCGCTGGATTGCAAAGGCATTTTGAAGGAGGGCGGCATGAACATCGCAGAGAAGATGGAGAGGGAGTCGCGCCTTATGACAAACCTTGCGGACTGGATGGAAAAACACGGCACTGTGATCAGCGACCGGCAGCAGAGCAACGCCTACACCGGCGTGCGCATCCGGGAGATCCGGTGGCGGGGAAATACCTACCAGATCATCGATGTGGACGGCATGACCTGCCGGATTGAGCGGCTGTAACATACACAGTTTTCGGCGGCGAATATTGTGCAGATTATTCTGCAGAAACCGCTTGCTATATCTCCGGTTTAGAGTGATATATACAGTACCGAAAGGGAAAACACCTAAGAAAACGGAGGACAAGACCATGACGATTAACGAAGCAATGAGAACCTACAGACTGCCGAACCCGACCACAGCAGAAGACCTGGAAACCCGCTGGAGCAAAATCCTGAACTTTGGAGACAAGGTACTCCTTGCCGGATACTACTACAGCGGAAAGAACAAGCCCAGCTACTTCGCAGCGGTTTACGAGCACCTCGACGACGACCTTTCCTGCGAAGGAACCATCGGCCTGAAGGCAGCAAGCGAGGTAGCCTTCACGGACGACGGCCACGCGATGGCATGGGCGATGCAGCAGTAAGAACACACGAAAACAGAAGATAACCGAAAGGAAGCCCGCCGGGGCTTTCTCTCGTACAGATAGAAGATGATGACAGAGCCACAGGCTCTATTTTTTTGCGCAAAGGGAGGTGCGTATGAATGGGAAAAAACTATGTGATCGATCGGCGCAAGCTTCCGTACGACGCATTTGTGCCAGATGAAAGCTGGCTGATCCCGATGGATGAGGAAGGAGGGGATTCCCATGGCGACAAGGGGTCGGAAACCGACGCCGACAGCAATCAAGGAGCTGGAAGGCAATCCGGGAAAAAGAAAACTGAACGAGAATGAGCCGAAGCCTAAGAAGAAAGCTCCCTCCTGCCCAAAGTGGCTGGAACCGGAAGCAAAAAAAGAGTGGCGCAGGCTCAGTAAGCAGATGGAACAGATCGGGATACTTACCGAAGTCGATATGGCTTCCTTTGCCGGATACTGTCAGGCATATGCCAGATGGAAGGAAGCAGAGGAATTCATCACTCAGCACGGCACGATTGTAAAGACACCGAGCGGATATTGGCAGCAGGTTCCCCAGGTATCGATTGCGCAGACTTATTTGAAGATCATGAATCGCTTCAGTGAGCAGTTTGGTCTGACACCGGCATCCAGAAGCAGGATCGTGGCAAGCACAGAAAACACCGGCGGCAGTAGGGATGAGATGGAGGATATTTTAAATGGGTGATAATAGACCAGCGGGATATCCGAAACTCACAGACTACATTCCGACGAAGTTCATGCTGCCGACTTCCCATTACGATGAGGATCGCGCTAACCGTGCTGTCCGGTTTATTGAGAACCTGAAGCATACGAAAGGCCGCTGGGCTGGGAAGCGCTTCTGGTTGCTGCCGTGGCAGGAGCAGATCATCCGGGATGTTTTCGGGATTGTCGATGAGAACGGGCACCGGCAGTTCCGGACGGCCTATGTGGAGATCCCGAAGAAGAATGGAAAGCAATTAGCATTGGACACACCAATCCCGACGCCTGCTGGCTTTACGGCAATGGGGGATCTAAAGGTGGGCGATACCGTTTTTGACGAGAATGGCAAGCCTTGCCATGTGGTGGCTAAGAGTGAAGTGGATGATACCGAGCAGGCTTATAAACTGACATTTCGTGATGGAAGCAGTATTATTGCCGGGGAACGACATTTGTGGAACTGCGATTATATTTATGGGAAACCGCACTCTGTGCTGTGGACGACGGGAGAAATATTTCGAAGGACACAAGCATTCAGAGACCTCCATAGGGAAGATCCGAGAGAAGCACGGCGCTCTCTTATTAGAATCCCGGTAGCTGCTCCGCTGAAAATTCCAGATACTGATCTTCCAGTTGATCCGTATCTTTATGGGTATTGGCTTGGGAATGGAAACGCCATAAAGCCGGAGATCACAGTAAGGGATGAAGATGTGGAGGATATTATCTCATTCATACCTTATCAGCTTCACAATCGTTATCCTCAGAAGTGCGGTGGGAGCGAAGTTCTGAATTATACGGAACTGAAGCCCATCCTTTTAAAGTCCTTTCGGGATAAGGCAATCGGGGCTGAGTACCTGAGGGCATCGGAAGAACAGAGATGGGCGCTGCTGCAGGGCCTCATGGATTCCGATGGGTGCGTCGGAGAGCGAAAAGGACAGAGCGTATATGTGACCACCATAAGAGAACTTGCGGAAACTGTCAGAGAGCTTCTCTGGACGCTCGGAATCAAAAACGCTGTAAAGGCAGAGCCATCAACCAGATGCGGATGGCCGACGGGAGAGATCCTGTATGTGATCCGTTTTACGACATTTTCTGATCAGTCAACCACAAGGCTTGTGAGAAAAGCGGTTCGACAGCGGATTCGGATGAAGCAGACACGATCCAATTTTCATTATCTGGAAAATATCGAACCGATCGATCATCCGGTACAAATGCAGTGTATTCAGGTTGACAGTCTTTCGCACCAGTATCTTGCCGGAAGATCGATGGTTCCGACGCATAACAGCGAGCTGGCAGCAGCGGTGGCGCTCTACCTCCTGTATGCGGATAATGAGCCGTCGGCGGAAGTATATGGCGCGGCGGCAGACCGGCAGCAGGCCAGTATCGTTTTCGATGTGGCCCGGCAGATGGTGGATATGACACCGGCGCTTGTAAAGCGCTCCAAGATCATGGCTGCCGGAAAGCGCATCGTCAACTATCAGAACGCCGGATATTATCAGGTGCTGTCGGCGGAAGTCGGTACCAAGCACGGCCTGAACGTTTCCGGCCTGGTATTTGACGAGCTGCATTCGCAGCCCAACCGGCAATTATACGATGTACTCACAAAAGGCTCCGGCGATGCGAGGGAACAGCCGCTGTATTTCCTGATCACGACTGCCGGAACCGATCGGGAATCGATCTGCTACGAAGTGCATATGAAGGCGCTCGATATCCTGCAGGGAAAAAAGATCGATCCGTCCTTTTACCCGGTGGTCTATGGCCTGCCGGATGACGCGGACTGGAATGATGAGGCAAACTGGTATAAAGCCAATCCGTCCCTTGGATATACGATCAAAATCGACCGTGTCCGGGCCGCCTATAAGGATGCACTGGAAAACCCGGCGGAAGAGAACGTGTTCCGCCAGCTCCGGCTTGACCAATGGGTTGGTAGCTTAGTGGCATGGATACCCGAGCATGTGTATGACAAGGGAGATATCCCGATTGATATGGAGAAACTGAAAGGCCGTGATTGTTATGCGGGACTGGACTTATCCAGCACGTCGGACATCACGGCTTTTGTGATGGTGTTCCCGCCGGAGGCAGAAGGAGAAAACTATATCGTTCTGCCGCATTTCTGGCTTCCGAGGGAGACGCTTAAGCTGCGAGTGCGGCGCGACCATGTGCCGTATGATCTCTGGGAGAAGCAGGGCCTCTTTCATATCACGGAGGGAAATGTCGTCGATTACGAGTTTGTACGGAAAACCATAGGCGAACTGTCAGAGCAGTACCACATCTGTGAGATCGGCATTGACCGCTGGAATGCGACGCAGCTGATCACGGAGCTTGCCGGTGACGGCTTCACTATGGTTCCGATCGGGATGGGCTTTAAGGATATGAGTCCCGGGATGAAGGAACTGTATAAGCTGCTGCTGGAAGGAAAGATCACCCACGGCGGCAATCCGATCCTTAGGTGGATGGCCGGAAACGTCGTGGCAGAAATCGATGCGGCGGAGAATATTAAACCATCGAAGAAGAAAGCGACAGAGAAGATCGACGGCATTGTGGCCCTGATCATGGGGCTTGACCGGTGTATCCGGCATGAGACGAGCGGCAGCGTTTATGATGATCCGGATCGCGGCCTTCTGGTTTTTTGATGGAGAGGAACATGATAACGCTAATGATCATTGGCCTTCTGGTAATCCGGGAGGCTGTTTCTATTATGGAGGAGATGTACTGATGGGATTTTTAAACTGGCTGGGAATCAGCCCAAGGGATGCGCCTCGTCTGCCGGAGATCACAGATAACGTCCGGGACTCCGGGCAGACCTTTGTGTTCGGACGGGCAGATTCCGGGGAAAGGGTTGATGAAAAGAGCGCGATGCAGATCGCGACCGTTTACGCTTGTGTGCGGCTGCTTGCAGAGTCGGTGGCGGGCCTTCCGCTGCATCTATACCGTTTTACAGACACTTCTGAGAACGGGAAAGAAAAGGCAAAAGACCATCCGCTCTACCGGCTGCTGTACATGCTTCCGAACCCGGAGATGACGAGCTTTTCCTTCCGGGAAGTGATGATGACGCATCTTCTCCTGTGGGGGAACTGCTATGCACAGATCATCCGGGACGGGAAGAACGGCATCTTAGGACTCTACCCGCTGCTTCCGGAAAACGTGGAAGTCGACCGGGACGAGAAGGGCGAGATCTACTATATCTACCACGCCTATACCGATGAGATACCCGGGGAGAACAATAAGGATATCTACTTCCGCAGGGATGAGATCTTCCATGTACCGGGGCTCGGGTTCAACGGACTCGTAGGATTCTCACCGATCGCCATGATGAAAAATGCGCTCGGCACGACGCTGGCTGTGGAGAAATACGGATCAGCCTTCTTTAAAAATGGTGCGCAGCCATCCGGTGTTTTGGAGCATCCGGGTGTCTTAAAAGACCCGGCAAAGATCCGGGAGAACTGGTCGGATGTCTACGGCGGTGCGAACAATGCGCATAAGGTGGCTGTGCTGGAAGAGGGGATGCAGTACAAAGCAATCTCCCTGCCACCGGAGGACAGTCAGTTTCTGTCCACCCGGCAGTTCGGCGTCAATGAGATCTGCCGGATCTTCCGGGTGCCGCCGCACATGGTGCAGGATCTGGAGCACGCCACCTTTAGTAACATCGAGCATCAGAGCATTGACTTTGTCATGCACACTCTGATGCCGTGGCTTGTCCGCTTTGAGCAGGCAATCATCAAGGATCTGCTGTTGCCGGAAGAGCAGGAGCAGTACTTCCCGAAGTTCAATGTCGACGGCCTGCTGCGCGGGGATTACCAGAGCCGGATGCAGGGATACGCGACTGGCATCAGCAATGGTTTCATGTCGCCCAATGATTGTAGGGCACTGGAGAACCTTGATCTGATCCCGGCGGAAAAGGGCGGCGATGATTATTACTTGAACGGCGGCTATGTGAAGCTACAGGATGCAGGGATGCGGGTGACGCAGTCTGCATCGGCATCAAATCCGGATCAGAAGGAAGAGCCGGTTACAGCAGATCAGCAGCCGGAAGAAAAACCGGAAAACAGAAAGAGAGGTAAAAGTAAGTGAAGAAGTTTTGGAACTGGTTTCACGATGACAGTGGAGGCAGGGTGCTCCGCCTTGAGGGGCCGATTGATGAGGATGACTTCTGGGGTGATTCTGTGACTCCGCAGGCTTTCAGGGATGACCTGATGGCCGAAGATGGGGATATCACTATCTGGATCAATTCGCCGGGTGGTTCCGTCTGGGCCGCTGCGCAGATCTATACCATGATCCGGGATTATCCAGGCAGGGTTACGGTCAAGATTGATGCGATCGCCGCGTCGGCAGCGTCTGTCGTCGCAATGGCCGGGGACACGGTATATATGTCCCCTGTTTCGATGCTTATGATCCATGATCCATCTACCATTGCCATGGGAAATGAGCGTGATATGGAAAAGGCTATCGAGACGCTGAAGGAAGTGAAGGAGAGCATCATCAACGCATATATTGCTAAAACCGGACTGCGGCATAATAAGATTGCGGAACTGATGAGCAATGAAACGTGGATGAACGCGAAAAAAGCGGTGGAGTTAGGTTTTGCAGACGAGATCCTTTACGAAAACAGTGAACCGGAGCCGGAAGATGATGGCGTTACGGTGGAGGCAAAACTCTTTTCTGCCAGACGTACAGACAGAGCGGTGCTGAACCGTCTGAGGATGGAGGCAGGGCCCGCCAAAGAGGAGCCGCAGGAGAAATCCCGGGCAGAACCCGGACTCCCGGCCATCGGCATGGATGGCAGGACGGAAACCGGGGCAATGCCCTATGAGATTCTTAAGAAACAGCTGGATTTCCTGAAATAAGGAACCAGCTTTTTTCATGCACAAAATTGAAAGGAAGGTATCTACCATGAGTAAGATTATCGAACTGAGAAATAAGAGAAACACCCTGTGGGAGCAGACGAAGGCTTTTTTGGAAGACCACAGGGACGAGAACGGTCTGGTGAAGGCCGAGGCCGTCGAGCAGTACAACAGGATGGCTGCGGATGTGAAGGCGCTGGGCGATGAGATCACCCGCCTTGAGGAGCAGGCCGAGATGGATGCGAAGCTCTCCCAGCCGACTTCCACGCCGGTGCACGCCGATCCGAAGGATGGCAAGAAGAAAAACGTCCGTCCTACGGCGACGGCAGAGTATAACGAAGCCTTCTGGGACATGCTCCGTGGTCGCATCACCAACGACGCCCTTGAGGGCCTTTCCATCGGGGAGGATGAGAAGGGCGGCTACACCGTGCCGGATGAGTTTGAAAGGAAGCTGGTCGAGGCGCTGGAGGAGAACAACATCTTCCGCTCCCTTGCGACGGTAATCCGCACCACGTCCGGTACCCGCAAGATCCCGATCGCGGAGGATTCCGGGGAAGCCAGCTGGATCGACGAGGGTGAGGAGATCCCGGAGGCAGATACGACCTTCGGCCAGACGACCCTTGCCGCCTACAAGATGGGAACCATGATCAAGATCAGCAATGAGCTGCTGCATGATTCCGCTTTCGACCTTGCCTCCTATATCGCCCGCCGCTTTGGCGTCCGTATGGGCAACGCGGAGGAGAAGGCGTTCATCACCGGCGACGGGCAGGGCAAGCCGCTGGGGCTGCTGGCGGAAACCGGCGGTGTTCCCGTCGGTGTCACTGCCGCAGCCGAGACCGCTGTGACCTTCGATGAGATCTTCGACCTCTACTACGCGCTGAAGAGCCCGTACAGGAAGAAGGCGAAGTTCCTCTGCAACGAGGCCCTGCTCCTGCAGCTGATGAAGATCAAGGATAAGAACGACAACTATATCTGGAAGCCGTCCCTCGAAGTCGGCAAGCCGGATACGGTACTGTCCCGTCCGATCATCACGAGCTCCTATATGCCTGCCATCACAAAGGGCGAGAAGGCACTGCTCTTTGGTGACTTCAGTTACTACTGGATCGCCGACAGGCAGAATCGCACCTTCAAGAGACTCAATGAGCTGTATGCCCGTACCGATCAGGTCGGCTTCATCTCCACCCAGAGAGTGGACGGAAAGCTGATCCTGCCGGAGGCGATCCAGGCCCTGAAGATGAAGGGCACCAAGGCAGCCAGCGGCGGCACCACGAATCCGACGACTGGCGGCTGATGCGAAAGGGGGTAACCGGTCATGGCATTGATTTCGCTTGAGGAAGCCAAAACGTACCTCCGGGTGGATTCGGCGGATGAGGATGCCATGACCGGCATCCTGCTTTCTTCCGCCTGTAAGCTCTGTGCGGATGTAGCAAGGCTCTCTGAAGAGCAGTGGGCGGCGGTGAATTCAGACGAAGAAACCTCCGCCCTTTATGCTGCCGATGAACTTGTGCATATCCGGGAGATCATGAAGGTGGCGATCCTCTATACGGTCGGCTATCTATTTGAACACCGGGAGAAAGCAGACTATACGGAGCTGACCCTGACACTCCGGTCGCTCCTCTTTGCCATCCGGGAAGGGGTGGTGTGATGAATATCGCAGGGATGCGGGTGCGGATCATCATCCAGAAAAATGAAACAGTGATCGACAAGTACGGCAACCATAAATCCGCATGGACGGACTATTTCACCTGTTGGGCTTCCGCCTCAAGGGGGAATACCAAAGCAGACGAAACGGAAGCTGCCGGTCATACGGAAGAGGAAGACCGGATGAACTTCACCGTCCGGTGGAGTAGCGAGACCGATGCGGTGGACAGCAAACACTACCGCATCCTCCTCTATGGCCGGACTTATAACATTGTCGCCGTTGATGATCAGGGCTTTCGAAGGAAGAGCCGGAAGTTTACGGCACAGCTCGTGGAGAGGTGATGGCTATGGGAAAGAAAGTATCCATTGACCAGCTGGCCGATGCAGTAAACGAACAGCTGCAGGAATACAATAAGCTCTCCGCCGAGGTCGTAAAGGCTGCGGTCACGAAAGCCGGGAATGCGGTAAAGAAAGACATCGGTGCGAATGCTCCGAAGAAGACCGGACGCTATGCAAAGAGCTGGCGCACGAAGAAAACGAAGGAGACTTCGACAGAGCTTCAGGTAACCGTCTATTCTCCGACCCGGTATATGCTGGCCCATCTCCTCGAGCACGGACATGCGAAACGCGGCGGCGGGAGGGTACGCGCCATCCCGCATATCGCACCGGCAGAGGAAGCGGCGGAAGAGGCGCTCAGGAAGGATATCGAAAGGGGGCTTAAGAGTGGATGAAAATAAGATGCAGGATCTCATCGGCCTGCTTACGGAAACGGGGATTCCCTTTGCCTACGATCATTTCGCGGAAGGCGAATCACCGGAGCCTCCGTTTATTACGTTTCTGATCCCGGCGTCGGACAACTTCTCCGCCGACGGGGTTGTGTATCTTAAGGTGGATGTCGTGCATATCGAGCTCTATACCGATGAGAAGAATCCGGAAACGGAGGCCCAGGTAGAAGAAGTGCTCGATCGTCACGGCATTTTTTATGACAAGACCGAGGTCTGGATCGAGGAAGAGAAGCTCTACGAAGTCCTCTGGTCATTTGAAAGGAAGGTTACAGATAATGCCTACGAAGAAGAATAAGGTGAAATACAACCTGAAGAACGTGCATGCCGCCATCCTGACCAAAGGGGACGACGGCACATTTACCTATGCAAAGCCGGTGGCGATCCCGGGCGCGGTTTCTCTTTCCCTCGATGCGGAAGGGGAATCCTCCCCGTTCTATGCCGATGGTATCGTGTATTTCCGTTCGAGCTCCAACAACGGGTATTCCGGTGACCTGGAACTGGCCCTCATTCCGGAGTGGTTCCGCACGGATATCCTGCAGGAGGAGAAGGACAGCAATGGTGTTCTGATCGAGCGATCCGATGTGACGGAATCCGTCTATTTCGCGCTGCTCTTTGAGTTTGACGGCGATATCAACGCCATCCGCCATGTGCTCTATAACTGCACGGTGGCAAGACCGACGATCGAGTCCTCCACGAAGGAGGCGAGCATTGAGCCGGGAACGGAGACGCTCTCCATCACGGCAGACCCGAGGGAGGACGGCCTTGTGAAGTCCCGCACCGGCGATGAAACCACTACGGCAACCTATTACAACTGGTACAAGAACGTCTATGTCCCGTCAGCCACAACCGGCGGTTCCGGCAGCAGCACGAGTGGTACCTGATAGGAGGAGGGAAGCATGTTACAGAAAACAGTGAATATCTGCGGGAAGGATGTGAACTTCCGCTCCTCGGCCTCGGTGCCGAGACTCTACCGGGCCAAGTTCGGACGGGATATCTTCAAAGACCTCAGTAAGCTCGAGAAAGCCTATAAGGAGAAGGGCGGCGAGGAAGGGAGCGCGATGGAGATCGAGGATCTGGAGATCTTCGAGAATGTCGCTTATATCATGGCCTTCCATGCTGACCCGACCATCCCGAAGACGATCGATGAGTGGCTGGAGCAGTTTGATATGTTTTCCATCTATGAGGTGCTGCCGGAGATCCTTGAGCTCTGGGGCACCAACCTCATCACGGATGTGGAGGCTAAAAAAAACCAAAGAAAAGCAGCCGGGAAATAACGACGGCGCTCTTTCTCCTTCGGTGTCTGGAGGTCGGGCTTTCCCTTTCGGATCTCGACCTTCTCACCATCGGAATGGTGCTGGACATCTGGACGGAGAAGGGGAATGACGGCGAGAAATATGAAGCGCAGGCAGAGATAAGAGAAGCAAATCAACATGATTTTGATGTCTTTTGAGCATGAAAAATCCCTGCATCCTTCCAGATACAGGGACTTGATTATGAGTTTGATTTTGCATTATTAAACAGGTCATCTACTTCATCTGCCGTGAAACCGACATTTTTTAATGAATCAACACCTTTCTGGAGCTCTTCATCCAGATTTTGGCGGGTCATATCTCCGATAGCGACAGGTTTTTTGTGATTTGCAGATTGCACATTGCTCTCACTTGAGGCAAGGTGCTCTTCCATCAGATGGTAAATCCTGTCTATATCAGCAAAGAACAGCCGGATTCCTCGCTTATGGAGTTTCAGGTTATTGTGCAGGTTAGAGACAATCGTTTTGGCTGTGCCTTCGTGGAGGGTCAACGGCTGTCCCTGAGAAGTATGTATGTGATCGAAGAAATCTGCGGTTACAGGGAACGCATTTTGAATAAGAAAGGCAGCATCCCTACCACCGCAATTTCCCAGCACGATTTTCGTGCAGCGGCCATATTTCGCTACTTGCTTATCATGAATGCCCTGAAACTTGGCATAGCGGGAAGAAACCGGGATCATCCAGAAAATATCGCTGTTTTGGGAATCCTTAACAGCCAAAAAGTGGGGACGATAATGCCCGTTCTCATAATTGGACATAAGTGTGTCATCCGCAGCAAGTTGAAAAAAAGAATCACTGATGTGATAGAAGTAACCTTCGGAAATAAGCATAGACTGTCTCCTATGAAAAAGCCCCACCTCCGCAAGGGAGATGGGGTGAACATTTTCGTACCGAATAATTTGTCCCTCGCGCCATCGGTAAGCGAGAACATTTTCGCATCGAATAATTTATATTCCGCACCATCGATAAGCGGAAACATTTTCATTTAAAGAGACTTCTGTCTCTGCTTACATTATAGCCATTATCCGAAAGAATGCAATGGATTTTCTATGAATTTTTAGGGAGAATCTTATGGAGATGATCTGTAACAAATGCGGTGCGGTGATCCCGAAACCGGATCTTAAGACCATCCGGGCCGGAGAGATCGAACACACCTACTTTTTATGCCCGGACTGCGGGGAAGCCTACCGGGTCAGCACGACGGATAAGCATCTGCGCAAGCGCATTGAGGATTATAACAGGATGTCTGCCCGTGTAAGGAATGGAACATGTACAAAAGAATTCCAGAAGCGGGTGCAGAAAGTAAAGGAAGACAATGTACGAAGGAGCCGGGAGCTTGCGAAAACGCATCCACTGGCTCCTTTATTGCAGGCGGAATAAGGAAGGAAAGGAGGCGCAGCATATATGGCAAATCGAATCAAGGGGCTCACGGTTGAGATTGACGGCAGTACGACCGGTCTTGATAAGGCGTTAAAGAATGTCAATTCTACCATCAGGAATACCCAGACCCAGCTGAAAGACGTGCAGCGCCTCTTAAAGCTCGATCCCTCTAATACTGAGCTGCTTTCTCAGAAGCAGCGGCTCCTTAAGGATGCGATCGGTGAGACCAAGGAGAAGCTCGAAACATTAAAGACCGCACAGGAGCAGGCAAAGAAGCAGCTCGAAGAGGGGACGCTCGGGCAGGACAAGTATGATGCCCTGCAGCGTGAGATCGAGGAGACCGAGCAGTCCTTAAAAAATCTGGAGTCGCAGGTATCGACTACCTATGCGGCGCTGGAAAAGATCGACCAGACCGGGAAGAAGTTCCAGCAGGTCGGGGATAAGGTGGCCGGTGTCGGAAAGACACTCACCACCCATGTGACAGCCCCGATTGTAGGGATTGGCGCTGCGGCTGTGAAAACCACAGCAGATTTCGATGCGCAGATGAGCAAGGTGCAGGCGATCTCCGGCGCGACCGGGGAGGAGTTTGATGACCTGAGGGCCAAGGCCCGTGAGATGGGATCGAAGACCAAGTTCTCTGCTTCGGAAGCCGGGGAAGCCTTCGAGTACATGGCGATGGCCGGTTGGAAGACCGAAGACATGCTAGAAGGCGTCGAGGGCATAATGAACCTGGCTGCCGCATCCGGAGAGGATCTGGGTACAACATCCGATATCGTGACCGACGCGCTGACCGCATTCGGCCTGTCGGCAAAAGACTCTGGCCACTTCGCGGATATCCTTGCTGCCGCCAGCACCAATGCAAACACGAACGTTTCTATGCTCGGCGAGTCCTTTAAGTATGCCGCGCCGGTTGCCGGTTCCCTCGGGATTAATGCAGAAGATACCTCTGTGGCGCTGGGCCTCATGGCAAACTCCGGGATCAAGGCATCGCAGGCGGGCACATCGCTCCGGACGGGTCTTACCAACCTTGCGAAGCCCACGAAGCAGATGCAGACCTACATGGACAGATACAACATCGCCCTTGTAGAAAATGATGACGGCTCCATCAATCTCCGTGAGACGATGATCTCCCTCCGGGAGAAGATGGGCGGCCTGTCCGAATCCGAGCAGGCAGCGGCAGCTTCCGCGATCTTCGGGAAAAACTCCATGGCGGGCTGGCTTTCCATCATCAATGCATCCGACGAGGATTTCAATAAGCTGACCGGCGCGATCGATAACTGCGATGGCTCTGCCGAGTCCATGGCGGAAATCATGCAGGATAACCTGTCGGGCCAGCTGACCATCCTGAAGTCCCAGCTGGAGGAGCTCGCCATTTCCTTCGGCGATCTGCTCATGCCGATCATCCGGAAGGTGGTCGCAGCGGTGCAGGGCTTTGTTGACAAGCTAAACTCCATGAGCGATTCCCAGCGCGAGGCGATCATCAAGGTACTGGCACTGGCGGCGGCGATCGGGCCGTTTCTTTTGATTCTGGGGAAGATGATCAGTACGGTCGGGTCTGCCATGTCCGGCTTTGCTTCCCTTGGAAAAGGGATCATGGCCCTTAGCACGAAGATGCAGGGCCTTGGCGGGATCAGCGGTGTGCTGGGGAAAGCCATCGGGTTCCTCACATCGCCCATCGGACTCGTGATCGCGGCGGTGGCAGTGCTGGTCGCGGCCTTTGTCCATCTGTGGCAGACGAATGAAGAATTCCGGGAAAAGGTAACGGCGATCTGGAACCGGGTGAAGGAAATCTTCTCCGGATTCGTGGAAGGGATCAAGGAGCGCCTCGATGCCCTGGGCATTGATTTTGGCAAGATCACGGAGACCATTAAGAAGATCTGGGATGGCTTCTGCAGCCTGCTGGCACCGGTATTCATTGCTGCCTTTGAGATCATCACTAACGTGCTGGAGACAATCCTCGGTGTCCTGACCGGCCTGTTCGATGTGTTTGCCGGGATCTTTACCGGCGACTGGGATATGGTCTGGACAGGGGTGAAGGAGATTTTCTCCTCCATCTGGAACGGAATCAAAGGCATTTTTGAATCCGTCCTGAACATGATCAAGGGCATCGCCAATACGGTGCTTGGCTGGTTCGGTACGAACTGGGAGACGGTGTGGACTTCCGTAAAATCCTTCTTTGAAGGAGTCTGGAATGGGATCAAGACATTTTTCTCCAACATACTGACAGCGATCAAAACGACGGTTACCACAGTACTGACGGCGATCCGGGATTTCTTCGTTACGATCTGGACGGCGATCAAGACCACGGTCACCACGGTGGTCACAGCCATCCAGACGACGATCAGTACGGTCTGGAATGCGATCAAGACATTTTTCACAACGGTACTTACCGGAATCAAAACGACTTTCGATTCTGTATGGAACGGAATTAAAACCGTGGTTACGACGGTGCTGGCGGCCATCCAGCTGGCGATCACTACCGTGTGGAATGCAATCAAGCTGACGGCGGAAACGGTATGGAATGGAATCAAGACCTTCTTCACAACGACGCTGACCGCAATCAAGACGACGTTCTCCACGGTGTGGGAGGCAATTAAAACTGCGGTTACGACAGTCTGGAATACGATCAACACGACGGCGACGACGGTATGGAACGGAATCAAGACCTTTTTTACAACGACGCTGACAGCCATCCAGACGACATTTTCTACGGTGTGGAATGCAATAAAAACAGCCGTCACGACGGTCTGGAATGGAATAAAAACGACGGCATCTACGGTGTGGAACGGGATTAAAACCTTCTTCTCCACGACGCTGACCTCCATCAAATCCACCTTCTCTACCGCATGGGAGGGAATCAAAACGACCGTCAGCAACATCGGAACGAGTATCAAGACCAATGTCACGACGACATGGAATAACCTAAAGACTTCGCTCTCTACGACGATGACAAATATCAAGTCGGCGGCCTCGACAGCATGGGAGGGAATGAAGACCAGCATCGGCACAATCGTTGATGGGATTAAAACCAAGGTTTCCGGCGTATTCGACGGGATCAAGAGTACGGCCTCCACGGTCTGGGGCAACATTAAAACCGCGATGACTTCACCGGTTGAAACCGCTAAGACGACCATCAGCAATGCGATTGAGCGGATCAAGGGGCTCTTCAATTTCACATGGAGCTTCCCGTCCCTTAAGATGCCGCATTTCTCCTGGTACTGGCAGGACATCGGCGGCATTGTCTCCATCCCGATGATCAGCGTCAGCTGGTATAAGAAGGCCATGGACGGCGGCATGATCCTGAACAATCCGACGATCTTCGGCATGCAGAACGGCCAGCTGCTTGGCGCAGGGGAAGCCGGAAGCGAAACGGTGGTCGGCACCAGAAGCCTGATGGATATGATCCGGCAGGCAGTCAGCTCCGTGGAGCAGGCGATGAATATCTACTACGGCGGCGTGACCATCAATGTTTATTCGCAGCCGGGGCAGGATATCTCGGAACTTGCCGATGAAATCGAAGAGCGCATCAACATGAATGTCGCCAGACGTGCGGCAGCATTTTCGTAAGGGAGGATGGGAGATGCACACCTTTATATATAACGGGAAGAAGTCGCAGGACTATAATCTCATCCTCTCCGGTGAGGATACCTAGGGAAAGCCCATGCCGGATGTGGAGCGGATGCAGATCCCGGGGCGGAACGGTGACCTGCTTCTTTCCAACCGCAGGTACAGCAACGTGGAGATTACCTACCACATCGGCATCAAGCGGAACTTCGATACGAACTTCACAGCTTTTATGAATTTCCTTCTGAAGGAGCCGGGATACCACAGGCTGGAAGATTCCTATCACAGCGACTATTACCGGATGGCAGTGCTGGATAAGGAGATCAGCCCGAAGATGGGATTCCAGAACTTCTCCGGGACATTTGACCTGACGTTTTCCTGCATGCCGCAGCAGTACCTGAAATCCGGGGAGCGCCAGCAGGTGCTGACCGGCTCCGGCACGGTATTCAATCCCACGATGTATGACGCAAAACCGCTGCTCCGTATTTACGGGCAGGGGAGGCTCACCATCGGGGAGGAGCAGGTAACGGTCACAGAGAATGACTCCTTTATCGATCTGGACTGTGAGCTGGAGGATGCCTTCAAAGATACCGTGAACAAGAACCATTGCATCGAGCTTTCCAGCGGGGATTTCCCGATCCTATCGCCGGGAAGTACGAGCATTACCTTCGGCTCCGGAATCACCCGGGTCGAACTTGTGCCAAGGTGGTGGTGCCTATGAAGCCGATTTTATATCCTGCGGGGGAAACGCAGTTTAAAAATAATGGTCTTGGGAGATTATCTGAGGCGACCAAATGTCTGGTGACCGAGGAGCGAAATGGCCAGTATGAGCTGGAAATGCAGTATCCGGTCACCGGGCGGCATTATAAAGAGATCGTGGAAGAGCGGATCATCGCGGCAAAACATGACGATACCGACGATGTGCAGCCCTTCCGTATTTATAAGATCACCCGGCCCATGAACGGGATTGTGACCATATCGGCCCGGCACATCAGCTACCAGTTATCCAAGGTGGCGGTGATGCCTTTTGCAGCCGATACCTGTGCGGAGGCACTGGCGGGAATGATCAGCCATTCCGTCGGCGACTGTCCGTTTACGATCTGGACGGACAGGCTGGTGGAGGCAAACTTCCATGTGGATGTCCCATCTTCCTTCCGGTCGCTCCTTGGCGGTGTATCCGGTTCGATCCTTGATATCTATGGCCCCGGGGAATATGAGTGGGACAAATTTACGGTCAAGTTCCATAGCCATCGCGGCTCCGACCAGAACGTTTATATCCGCTACGGCAAGAACATGATGGATGTGAAAAAGACCACCGATACCAGTAACATCTGGACAGGCATCCTGCCATACTGGGCCGGAACTGACGAGGCCGAACAGGCTATTCTTGTGACACTGCCGGAACAGGTGATCTATTCCGATTATGTGGATGACTATGTATACCGTATGGTCGTGCCGGTTGATTTCTCCTCGGCCTTTCAGGAGCAGCCGACGGAAGAGCAGCTGAGAAGCAGGGCGCAGGCTTACGTCCGGGCCAATGCAGCGGACGGTATCCCAGCTTCGATCGATGTTTCCTTCGTGGCCCTCTGGCAGACGGAGGAGTATAAGAATTGGGCTCCGCTGCAGAAGCTGAAGCTCTGCGATACCGTGACCGTCTATCATAAGGGGCTGGGGATTGAGAATAAAGCGAAGATCGTATCCGTCACCTATGATGTGATTCTGGAACGATACGAGAAGATGACGATCGGCGAGGTAAAGACAAACCTCGGTGACAGCATCCGGCAGATCTCGGAGGAGATCAAAAAGGAAGTGCCGACGAACGCATCGGTCTCGCAGGCGATCAGTCTTGCCACCAACATCCTGTCGGGTTCCATGGGCGGCAACATCATGATCAACACGAACGCGCAGGGCCAGCCGGTGGAGATCCTTGCGATGGATACGGCGGATATCACGACTGCGCATAAGATCATAAAGATCAATAACAACGGCATCTCTGTATCCTCTGCCGGGTATAGCGGTGCCTTTACTGTTTTACTCGATATGGATGGCAAGCTGGATGCTGCGGCGCTGAAAGGCATTATCGATTCGGCGATGATCAAATCCGGGACTCTTTCCGATAAGCAGAGCAACGTGACCTGGAACATGGCGACCGGTGCATTTGCTGGGAAGAATGTGACGATCACAAACCTGACGGTAACAAAGATCGAAGCAACTTCTGTGAGTGGGGAAACCGTGAGCTCCGGAGACGGATATACCGGAAGCTGTCATGTAGATGGCGCGACGCTTTCATTCCGGGCCGGGATTGTTACCGGCAAAACGGATGATGCGCCTGAAGAGCCGGTGCAGACATTTACCGGGGCCTATCATGCAGACGGTGCAACAGTCACAGTAACAAACGGCATTATTACAGCCGTCACGCCTGATCCAGAAGAAGAAACACCGGGTGGTGAGGAAGGAGAAAATTCATGATCACGACACAGACAGAACTGGATGTATCTCCGGGCGGCATCGCGCCGGTGATCCATGTGAGCCAGTATGATACCGGGAGCAGGACACTCCTGTTTAACCTGATCGCGACAGCGGGAGACCTGATCCTGCCGAGCGGCACCAAGGCTGAAATCCGGGGAACCAAACCGGACGGGAATGGATTCTCCTATGATGCGCTGATTAACAGCAAAACGGTGACTGTCGATGTGACAGAGCAGATGACGGCGGCTGCTGGGAAAGCAGTCTGTGAGATCGTACTCTACACCGGGACGCCTGCAAGGGAGGGCGCAGAGGCATCTTCCGATTATACGCAACTGTGCACGGCAAATTTCGTCCTGTTTGTGGAGCGGGCAGCGCTTGATAAGGATACCGTACGATCCGGATCGGAGATTAAGCAGCTGATCACAGTCCTTGACCGGACGGATGAACTGCTGGCTGCGGCCCAGACGATGGATGATGCAAAACAGCAGATCGCTGAAATGACAGAGTCCACCCGGACGGATATGAATGCGCTGGCGGAGCGGGTTGAGAGCAATGCGCAGGAGCTTTCCGAGGCTTCTGCAGCCTCTGCCCGGTCTGCGGCGGCTTCCGCACAGGACGCAGCTGATATTCTTGAGACCGTAGAAGCAAAAGGAGAGTCTATTTCGAGGATCGCGGTGAATTCTGATACCCTTGCTAAGCAAGCACTCGAAAAAGCGACAAATGCGGAGAATGAATCCGCAGAGGCTGCGAATGCAGTGGATCAGTTGAACCAGGGCCTTTCCAGTCTACGTCTTGTGACCGAAGGAAAGGTCGATGACGCCTATGTCGAAGACGGATTCCTCTACATGACTTCAGAAGGTGATGTCGTTGTCGGGCCGCTTGGCCCATTTTCAGGAACCGGCGGCGGAGGTGGAGGTACTTCAGGGAATAATGCTCATATCTCATTGACCAATAAATCCGGATTCCTTTCAAAGACAATAGCACAGGGAGACACACTCCCGATCACGCTTAACTGGTATTCGGAGGAAGATGACATCCCGACCGGAAACGGAACGATGAAGATCACAGTGAGCGGTGTGGTCAAGGCGGTGCTTGATGTAAAGCAGGGCGACGTGACAGTGGATGTTGCGCCCTACCTTACATCAGGATCTTCTGTTGTAAAGATCAATGTGGCAGATATCTACGGAAACAACCGAACACTGAACTTTTCTATTACTGTGGTTGTGCTGACGCTGACATCCTCGTTTGATGATTCAGCTGCTTATACAGGCCCGATCAGTTTTCCATATGTTCCGACCGGAAACATCCAGAAAACGATGTATTTCCTCTTGGATGGAATCGAAATCGGCAGGACAACGACATCCGTTTCCGGCAGGCAGCAGTCCTTCACGATCCCGCAGCAGAGCCACGGGGCGCACAGCTTCACCTGCTATTTTGAGGCGGACATCAACGGTCAGACAGTCAGATCGAATGAACTGTATTACGAGATCATCTGTCTGGAGACCATGAACCTGACACCGATCGTGACCTGCGATTTCCATACGGAGACGGTGAAACAGTATACCACCATCCACATCGGCTACTCGGTCTATGATCCGACATCCATGAATGCGGAGGTGACCATCAGCCGGGATGGTACTGTGATTTCTACTCAGACAGTCGGTCGCTCCAAACAGGATTATTCCTGCAGGATGAATACGGTTGGTGAGTTTACGTTTGAAATAGCATCCGGCGAGGCAAGCAGATCCTTTACGCTGACAGTCACGGAATCGGATATCCAGATCGAAGCGGAAACAGAGGCGCTGGCACTTTTTCTGACCAGTTCCGGACGGAGCAATTCTGAGGAGAACCGGTCGGTATGGAACTATGGCGATGTGATGGCGCAGATGTATGGATTTAACTTTACTTCTGACGGGTGGCAGAAGGATGAGCAGGGAATCAGTGTTCTTCGTGTCGCGGGCGATGCGAGAGTGCAGATCCCGTATCTTCTGTTCGGATCTGATTTCCGTACCGCAGGCAAGACTATCGAGCTGGAATTTGCTACCCGGACAGTCATGAACTATGACGCTGTGATCCTGTCCTGTCTTTCCGGCGGCAGGGGACTTTCCCTTACCGCACAGAGAGTTTTGCTCAAATCAGAGCAGAGTGAGATCGGCACGCAGTTTAAGGAAAATGAGCATGTGCGCGTGTCCTTCGTGGTACAGAAGCGGACGGAAAACCGGCTGGTGCTCTGTTATATCAACGGCATCATGTCCGGCGCGATCCAGTACCCGGTAAACGATGACTTTGCACAGACTGATCCTGTCGGAATCAACATCGGCAGCAATGAATGCACCATCGATCTCTATAACATCCGCGTCTATGACAATGACCTGACCAGAAGCCAGGTGCTGGATAACTGGATCGCGGATACACAGGATGTGGATGAGATGCTGGCAAGATACCAGAGGAATCAGGTCTATGACGCCTATGGCAACATCGTCAAAGAACAGCTGCCGCCGGATCTGCCGTACCTGATTCTGGAATGCGCCGAGCTGCCACAGTACAAGGGAGATAAGAAAACAGTCAGCGGTTCCTACGTTGATCCGCTGCATCCGGAGAAATCCTTCACCTTCACTGGCGCGCAGTTCGATGTACAGGGCACTTCCTCCCAGTACTATGAGCGGAAGAATTATAAGGGCAAGTACAAAAACGGCGTGGTGAATGCGAACGGAAATACAGCAGAAACAATAAAGCTGCGGGATGATTCCATCGCGGTGACAACCTTCTGCTACAAGGCGGACGTGGCTTCTTCGGAAGGCGCGAACAACGTGGAGCTGGTCATTCTCTATAACGACGCCTGCCCATACAGGACGCCCGCGCAGCAGGAGGATGAGAGAGTGCGGCAGGGGATAGACGGATTCCCGATCGTCATCTTCTGGCATGACACCGTGAAGGATGAGACGAGCTTTATCGGGAAATACAACTGGAACAACGACAAATCGACCGAGGAGGTCTTTGGCTTCCGGGAGGGTGATGAGTCGTGGGAAGTCAAAAACAACACTTCCGACCGTGTCCTGTATAAGAGCGCTGACTATTCCGGCGACGCTTGGCTTGGTGACTTTGAGGCCCGGTTTCCTGATACGGAGCCGCCCTATACTGATCCTGCCCAGTTGCAGGAATTTGCCGCATGGCTCGTTAGTACAGATACGGAGAAAGCAACCGGCGATCGGCTTCCAGAGCCTGTGACCTATGGCGAGGAAGAATACACGCACGATACTTCCGAATACCGGCTGGCGAAGTTTAAGGCGGAAGCCGGAGATTATATGGAGCTTGAGAGCGCAGAGTTCTATTACCTTTTTACCGAACTGTTCCTTATGGTCGACAGCCGTGCAAAGAACATGTTCCCGTCCTTTATGGGATCTGCAATTGGAGGTGTATCATGAGCAACACAGAACTATTCGTATATATGCTGATCGCCATGTACTGTATGTTTTCATATTTTGACAACAGGAGGGGCGGCAGATGAAAAAGAAGATTGTATTTCTCCCTTACGATTTTGATACCGCCATCGGCATTACAAATGAAGGTGTGCTTGCGTTTTCATATAATCTGGAAGATACGGATAAAACAGCATCCGGGGCGGATGTCTTTAACGGGCAGCAGAGCGTGTTATGGAAAAACATGCGAGCTGCCTTTTTTGATGAGATGAAGGCCATGTACCAGAATCTTCGCTCAACCGGAAAGCTGAGCTATGAGAAGGTAGAGCGGATGTTTGAAGAGCATCAGGAGAAATGGCCGGAAGCGATCTTCAACGAGGATGCCTGGTTCAAATACCTGACCCCGCTGGTTAAGAAGGGCAATGCGTCCTATCTCTCGATGCTGCAGGGTTCGAAAGCAGAGCAGCGGAAGTGGTGGCTCTATAACCGTTTCCGCTATATCGATTCCAAGTATAACGCGGGCGATGCTCTGTCGGATGTCATTACCGTTCGTGGCTATGCAAAAGCAGATATCACAATCGAGCCGTATGCGGATGTGTATGCCAGCATCAAGTATGGTTCCTATCTGGTGCAGGAGCGATCAGCGCGTAACACAAAGACAACGCTCCCTTGTCCACTCGATAACGTGAACGATACAGAAATCTATATTTACAGCGCCAGCCAGCTGGCGGATGTGGGAGACCTGTCCGGCCTGATGGTTGGCTACGCAGATTTCTCAAAGGCGGTGAAGCTGCAGGCTCTAAAGATCGGCGATGAAGCTGAAACCTACAGCAACGGAAACCTGACGGAGCTGTATCTTGGTAATAATGAGCTTCTGCGTACGATCGATGTCAGAAATTGCCCGATGCTTTAACAGGCTGTAGATCTGTCTGGCTGCGCGAATATCGAGCACATCTATTTCGATGGCACGGCGATCACCGGTCTGGATCTTCCGAAGGGCGGCATCATCAAGACGCTGCACCTGCCGGGAACACTGGCCAACCTGTCTGTCATCGGCCATGCCGGGATCACAGACTTTGTTCTGCCCTCTGTGGCAAGAGTCTCTACACTGCGGCTTGAGAATAATGGCGATTCGATAGATTCGAAGGGCATCCTGAATGCGCTGAATGCCGGTTCCCGTGTCCGGGTGATCGGTTTTGTCTGGCATGTGGATACTGACGAAGATATCACAGAGATGCTGGACGTTCTGGACACCATGCGTGGTCTCAATGAAACCGGCGGCAATGAAGAGAAGGCGCAGATGCTTGGAACGATTGAGATCGATACAGTCTCCGGCGCTGTCCTTCTGGATACCAGGCTGCGTTATCCGGATATCACGATTTCTTATGAGCACGTGAACAGCCATTGCTATTTCTATAGCTGGGATGGGACGGAGGTTTTGTATACGGCTGACAGCAGTGACGGAGCGAATGTCGAGTACGGCGGGGTTACACCAGAGAAGCCGGAAACAGAAGCAGCCACATACACTTTCGAAGGCTGGTCGCGGATCATGGGAAGTGACACCATACAGGATGACGCGATGAGGACTGTTATTGAAGACAGGATTCTTTATCCAGTATTCAGTCCTTCCATCAAGACCTTCACCGTCAGGTATTATTCTGACAGCAAGCTCCTGCAGACTATTACAGATGTACCTTATGGATCGAGAGCTCTTTATACAGGTAATAATCCAAGTAAAACCGGTGTGTCTGATCCGACAGAGTATGTATTTACAGGATGGGATGTGCCGACTACGGATGTCCGCAGCGATATGGACGTTCATGCGGTCTTCCAATATATCGGCTATGACTATAAGCACCTGCTTCAGGGTACGCTGGAGGGCACGTATGTCAACAACCGGGTGACGGCTGTTTCGATCCGTGCGTTCCAGAACATGGATAAGCTGGTTGAAGTACAGATGGACAGCCTTCTTACCATACCTGAGTCCTGCTTCACCAGCTGTGACAATCTCAAAAAGGTGACCTGTGCCTCCGCTACTGAGATCAGAGGATCGGCATTTGGCAGTAACTGTGGGGTTGAAGAGGTAGATATGCCGAGTATGAAAAAACTCAATAGTTCTGCGTTCTCAGGCTCAAAGCTCAAAAGCGTAAATATGCCAAAGCTCACCACGGTTGGTATTTATGCCTTCCAGTATAACAGGCAGTTGGAAGAGGTTCATTTCGCAATATTGACTACAATTGACCAGCTGGTATTCAACGGCTGCAGCAGTCTGAAAACGATCGATATTCCGAAAATAGTCAGCATAGGTAACAGCGCTTTTGCCAATTGTACATCGTTGGAGGAGATGGAATTTCCGGCATCAATTAGAAGTATCGATACAAATGCATTCGGAAGCGATACCGCTTTGCGCACCGTTATTTTCAGAAGCAGCACGATGAACTATCTTGCATATAATGCGTTCAATAAATGCACAAACCTGACGGATATCTATGTGCCATGGGCAGAAGGTGACGTCGGCGGAGCTCCTTGGGGCGCGACAAATGCCACAATTCATTATGGCGGAGAATGGGAGGTGTAAGACGTGGCGGTAGTGGAAAAAACAGTAGATATCATTGGAGATGAGGCTTTCAGTGACATGATCCTTGCAAAGGCCGTCCCGGAGAATTATCCGGTAGACATGTATGATGATCTGGCCACATCCCTGCGGGAATATGCATTATACGCCATGACGGGGCTGCAGTCAGTGAGATTTACAAGTGTGACGAAGGTGGGCAACTATGCTCTTGCAAACTGTGCTTCGCTCAAATCCATCGAGATGGAAAAATGCACACAAGTAGGGGATAACGCCTTCTATGACTGTCTGGAATTGGATAGTGTTGAAATGCCGCTCCTCCAGTCAGCCACAACTCGTTCGTTTGCTTTGTCATCTGCGAATGGGCAGGATAAACTCAAAACCCTTAATCTGCCGAAACTCAGCTCCTTCGGAGGCTCCATGCTTGCAAACAGGAAAAACCTGGAGACGGTCGTAGCGCCCAAGGCAACTCAAGTAGGCGTCAATTCATTCTATGGGTGTACCTCGTTAACGCAGATCGATTTGCCCTCTGTAGTAACGGTTAATAGTGAGCCATTTAAAAACTGCACAGGGTTACAGGTGATCAACTTTGGGAAGACGGTTACTTCAATGAATGCGAGTGCGTTTGGCAGTATGCCGGACGGAGTCATCATCAATGTACCGTGGGCCGAAGACGAAGTGTCTGGCGCTCCCTGGGGTGGAACCGGTGTAATTATCAATTATGACGTTCCGTACAGCGGGACGGTACCCATGCCGACATAAGAAAGGAGGAGCATATGAAACGTAAGAATCTTTATAAGTATGAGTGTAACGAAGGCGGATATACCGTCTCACCGGAAAAGCCACCGGAGGGAAAAGACTTCTGGCGCAGATACCGGCTCATTGCCGACGAAGGAAAAGCAATCACCGATGGCGAGATTATCACACAGGTGATCGATGTAAAGTCTTATGCCGGATGGCGAGATTGTGATCTGCCACCGGATGATACAGAGGAAACTATTGTTCAGGGCATCCAGTGATGGGTGCCTTTTTCAATGCAAAGAAAGAGAGGTAACGGACATGAAGGAATTTTGGACAACGATTCAGGTGATCTTCACCGGGGTCGGCGGCTGGCTGGGGTATTTTCTTGGCGGATGCGACGGGCTGCTGTATGCGCTCGTACTCTTCGTGGTTGTCGACTACATTACTGGGGTGATGTGCGCGGCAGCGGATCATAAGCTGTCTTCCGAGGTCGGCTTTAAGGGGATCTGCCGGAAGGTGCTGATCTTCCTGCTGGTCGGGATCGGCCATGTGCTTGATGCGCAGATCATCGGAACCGGCAGCGTGCTGCGGACAGCAGTGATCTTTTTCTATCTGTCCAATGAAGGCGTGAGCCTTCTGGAGAACGCCGGACACCTGGGGCTCCCGATTCCGGAGAAACTGAAGGTGGTGCTGGAACAGCTCCATGACAGGGCAGAAAAAGATGGTGACGAATGATGTGGGGCGGGAGTGATCCCGCCTCCTGCTATTTTTTACGAAAGGACGGAAATGACGATGGCTTATACAAATAGCAAACTTGTAGCTTATACAAAACTCTCCCCGAATCACTCGGGAGCGAGGACACACAGTATTGACCGGATCACGCCGCACTGTGTCGTGGGCCAGTGTACGGCGGAGGGCCTCGGTGACTGGTTTGCAAAATCCAGCACAAAGGCATCCAGCAACTATGGCATCGACCGGGATGGACGTGTGGGCATGTATGTCGAGGAGAAAAACCGCAGCTGGTGTAGCTCCAGTAGTGCGAATGACCAACGGGCCGTCACGATCGAATGCGCCTCTGACACTTCGGAACCTTACGCTTTCCGGGATGTGGTCTATCAGAAGCTGATCACGCTCTGCATTGATATCTGCCGCCGGAACGGAAAGAACAAGCTGATCTGGTTTGGCGATAAGGATAAGACGCTGAATTACTCCCCGAAATCCGGCGAGATGATCCTGACGGTGCACCGGTGGTTTGCAAACAAGTCGTGTCCGGGCAACTGGATGTATGCGAGGATGGGGGATCTGGCGACCAAGGTCACTGCCCAGCTTGGCGGAAGCACCGAGCAGAAAACGGAGGAGCAGATCAAAACCGGCGGCACGCAGGCATCTTCCCTGAAAGATCTGTCCGAGGCGGATGTGATCAAGAAGGTCGGCGCTCTGTTCACAGCGGACATGAAGAAATCCGGCATTCTGGCATCGGTATCGCTGGCACAGTTCATTCTGGAATCCGGATACGGGAAATCCGAACTGGCCCAGAATGCCAACAACTGCTTCGGCATGAAGAAATCCCTCTCCGGGAATACGTGGGCCGGATCTGCATGGGACGGCAAGTCCGTGTACACAAAGCAGACGAAGGAGCAGAACGCAGACGGTTCCTACGTGACCATCACGGCAGACTTCCGCAAATATCCCTGTATGGAGGATTCCATTGCCGATCACTCCGCCTACCTTCTGGGCGCGATGAACGGAAGCAAGCAGCGCTACACAGGACTGAAAGGGTGTACCGATTATAAGAAAGCTGTGCAGATCATCAAGGACGGCGGCTACGCGACAAGCCACAGTTATGTGAGCAATCTCTGTTCCATCATCGAGCGTTGGAATCTGACGCAGTATGATGCGGCAGAGGCAGCTCCATCGGCTCCGGCTGCAGATGCCTGGTACCGTGTCCGTAAGAGCTGGGGCGACGCCGCATCACAGGTCGGCGCTTTCAAAGTGCTGGATAATGCGAAAGCCTGTGCGGATGAGCATCCAGGAACTTATGTGTTCGATCCGGACGGGGTGAAGATCTATACGCCGAAATCTTCGGTGGCGGTTCCCTTCCTCGTGAGGGTCAGCATCAACGACCTGAACATCCGCAAAGGCCCTGGCACGAACTTCGGAAAGACCGGGAAGTACACAGGTATCGGCGTGTTCACGATCGTTGAGGTGGCAGACGGGCAGGGCAGCAGCTCCGGATGGGGGAGGCTTAAGTCCGGCGCGGGCTGGTGCAGCCTCGATTACTGCCAGAAAATCTGACGCACAGCCTTGTCGGTAATCGACAAATGACAGGAAAACAGAGGGCCGGAAATTCTCCGATTTATACCGGAAAAACCGGCCTTCTACCTATTATAATAAGTTGCTATTCCCGGCACTCAGAGCTAATATGCTACTACCCAAGAAGGAAGGAGGGAAGCACTATGAGGAAAACAGATTTACAGTTCAGCCTGCCGTCTTTTGACGAGCTGAAATCATCTGCTTTTAACCCACCGTCACCCAGTGGACAGAAGCAGGCCGCCCGCGAGATGAATGTGATCCGGGCAGCGGTTCCCGCCAGACGGCTGAAGGTCGCGGCATACTGCCGTGTGTCTACGGATAAGGAAGACCAGAAATCATCCATCCGGATTCAGAAGGAGCATTTTTCCTCAGTGGCAGCCCAGCATGAAGACTGGCTGTTCGTCGGGGTCTACGCCGATATTGTTTCCGGTACAAAGAAGGAGAAAAGGCCGCAGCTGCAGAGGCTCCTCGCTGACTGTGCCGCAGGCCGGGTCAATCTGGTGCTGACAAAATCGGTATCTCGGTTTGCGAGGAACACCACAGACCTGTTGGAGATGGTGCGCAGCCTTACTGCGAAAGGAACAGACATTTCCTTTGAGCGCGAGAACATCGATACGCGCACCATGGATTCGGAATTCCTGCTGACGATCCTTGCGTCGCTGGCGGAAGATGAGAGCCACAGCATCTCGGCAAACTGCCGCTGGGGCTTGCAGAAGCGTTTTGAAAACGGAACCTACCGGGCGGCCTCTGCGCCATACGGCTATGACCTGGTGGACGGGAATTACGCGGTGAATGAATTGGAAGCGGAGATCGTAAAGGAAATCTTCAGCCGGGCACTGGCCGGAGAAGTCCTGCGGCAGATCGCGGCAGACCTGAACGCCCGGAGGATTCGCACGAAGCGGGACGGGCAGATGTGGAAAGGGAAAATCGTTCATCCTGAGTGGACGGGCTACAGCATCAGCACGATTCTTAAGAATGTCTCTTACACCGGCGATCAGATCCTGCAGAAGTGTTACACTGACAGCAGCTTCCGGATGCGGAGAAATGACGGGCAGTATCCACAGTTTTATCTGGAAGAGCACCACCCGGCGATCATTGACAGAGAGACTTTCGAGGCAGTTCAGAAAATGATGGAAGGAAACCGGAAGGGGCCGCAGTCGGAAAAACAGTACACGGCGCTTTCCGGGATGCTTACCTGCGGATGCTGCGGGGCGAGTCTCACCCGCCATAAGAACAGGGTCGGCAGTGTCTACTGGGTCTGTGCGCGGCACAGGAAGAAGGCAGATGCCTGCAGCCTGCCATCACTCCGGGAGGAAGATTTCATTGAGTATTTCAAGAAAATGATGTGGGATCTTAAAGTTGATGATGCACTGGTGAGAGAATACCGGGATTCACTGGCAGAGGGGTTTCAGTCCCATCCGAAGGTCAGCCGGATCGAAGAAAGGATCGCTGAAATCGAACGGGAGATGGACAGTCGAAACAACATCCGCAGCCGGGTGCGCTCGGCAGACTTTCAAACAAGGCAGAATGAACTGGCGGCGGAGAGGGATATGCTCCAATCCGATCTGGAGATGATGAAAGATAACAGAATAGAAATGACAGAGGAACTGCTCTCGCTGATACACAGCGTCGGCGGTTCTTTTGATTTTGAAGATACATTTCAAAAGATCACAGAGACCGTGACGATCCATGACCGCAGCGTTTTTACCGTCCGGTTCCTCTGCGGCCTTGAGGTTTTTTACGACGGGAGGTAACAGCATGACCACAAGAACAGCAAATGCCCCGAGGGTCAGAGTCCTGCGGGGAGAAAGATCACCGGTGCAGCGGGCACATGCGCCAGCGCCGGAAGAAAAACGAAACCGGATCAGGGTGGCGGCCTACTGCCGAGTGTCCACAGACCATGAGGATCAGGAAACGTCCTTTGAAGCTCAGCAGACACACTTCACAAATCTGATCAGCGGGAATCCAGGCTGGGAGCTGGTAGGCATTTACGCCGATGAGGAATCCGGCACACGGGCGCAGAAGCGTGAGAACTTTATGCGTATGATCGCTGACTGTGAGGCGGGAAAGATCGACATGGTGCTTTCCAAGAGCATCAGCCGATGGGCTAGAAATACGCTGGATTCCCTGAAATACATCCGGAAGCTGAAAGCGCTGGAGATCCCGATCTTTTTTACCAAAGAAAGCATCAATACGATGGACGCAGGCGGAGAGGTTCTGGTCACTATCCTCGCATCCATCGCCCAGCAGGAGTCAGCCTCTATCAGCCAGAATGTACAGATCGGCGTGCGCTACCACTACCAGGAAGGCAAGGTGTGCTCCGGAGTCCACAGGCTCCTTGGCTACAACCGGACGCCGGATGGTTCCCTCGTAATCGTGCCGGAGGAGGCGGAGATTGTTCAGCGGATCTACCGGGATTACCTTGACGGCTATTCCCCGAAACACATCGCCCGGATGCTGGCGGAAGAAGGGGTGGACGGCAATAAGACCACTTCCGGCGGCACGGTATTTGAGCGTAACTGGAATGATCAGGGCATCACTTACATCCTGAAGAACGAAAAATACAGCGGAGACCTGCTCCTGCAGAAATACTACACGGTCGATTTCCTGACAAAGAAGGTAGCGCCGAACAACGGCCAGCTTCCTCAGTATTTCGTGGAAAACAGCCACGAGCCCGTAATTCCGAGAGAAATCTTCCAGCAGGTGCAGGCAGAGATGGCGAGGAGAAGAAAGCACTGGCAGGAATTCAAGTATTACCACAGCAATGTGCTTTCCTCCAAAGTGGTGTGTGGAAACTGCGGCCTGCCCTACAGACAGGTGAAAACGACATGGCGCTGTGATTCCAAAATGAATAAAAGCAGGCACCCGGACGTCGAGTGCAGGAATGATTCCATCCGGGATGACAGGCTGCGCCAGATCATCGTGGATGCCTTTAATGCCCTGCCGGAACGAAGGGACGAGCTTGTCAGGCTGGAGGAACGCCTTCGCTGGGGCGGGCTGGACAAGGCAGACGAAGTGCTGACCAGAATGGAGACGGCGATGGATTCTCTGGAAGAGGAGATCCGTGAAGCACAGGAGGCTGGCAACACAGACGCAGAAGAGAACGCGCGAAAGCAGCTGGCAGAGGTCAGAGAAAAGTGGGCAGCCGCATCTGAGCTGAGGGCGGTTTACGCCGACAAAGCCCTTCATATCCGGGGCCTGCAGGATCGTGTCAGGGCGATTGCGGAAGGAAGCGAAGAGCGCCCCTACCGAGAAAGCCCGAACGGACGGTGCGCGAAACCGGATCTTTTCTTCCGGCTCACAAGGCCAGGATACGCGGACGGCAGAGTGACGGAATGCTCCGACGACGATATTCTCCGGTTTATCGAGAAAGTCGAGATCGGTTGGCAGACGGTCACGGTGACTTTCAAAGCCGGGATCAGCGTGGAGCTGCCAAGGGAAGCATAAGCAAGAAACACGGCCCGCAGCATGGGAAACCGGGAAAACCGGCCTGTGCTGCGGGTCTTTTTTCGTTTGGAGGTGCAATTAATCATACAGACCGTGCTCATGACATCATGAAATGTATACCGTCCTCAAAGCCCTGATAGAGCAGCACTTCTTTGCTAAAACGACGCAATAATCTGGGCGGAATCGCAAATAAACCGGGGGTTTCGTTGCCGTATGTAGGGGCTGTCCTTATGCTTGGTGAGTGGGTCGATTTTACGTTCGAAGGATTTACATACAATATGAGCGGAAACACCTCCATGCAGCTCTCGGACCTGATGGCGAAACTGGGAGTGGAAGGGTTTGACGTAAGTAAGGTTGAGAGCGTTAGCTTCACAGACGAGAGCCTGCTGACGGTAGAGAAAAACGAGGACGGAGATTATACACTGACCAGCCTGCAACCGTTTGGCACAGATGAACTGCTCACGGTCGTGATGAGCGACGGGGTTGTGTATAAAATTGGCGTGACGGATGCGGTTGACTTTTCTTCCTACATCGATAGCATTTCTGTTGCAAAAAATACAAAAGAAGATGGTACAGGTACATGGGTACCGGTGTCTGATAATACACTAACGAATAATGATTATGGCCGTGTGACCATAAACTTTGAAATACCTAAGAATCACGTATCTGAAGATAATACGCTGACCATGAAGTACAAGGGGGCCGATGTGTTTGTTCCTGAAGGAGGAACTTCAGGAACAGCGTTCCTCGATGGAAAACCTGCCGGTAAATATTCAGTCTCTAAAGATGGAACAATTTCCATAACAATCGATCCTGACGTCATCGATTCCTCCAAGCCTTTTAAAGGTGAGATTTCTTTTGAGGGTACGGCTCACAATAGCAGTGAAACAGATAATCAAGAAGCAGAGTTTAATGATAAAAATGTCATCACCGTCAAACCCTCGGAGAAACCGAAGGATTATGACATGAAGGTCGAGAAGACCGCCGGTACTCCGGTTGAGGAGAATGGGACAAAATATATCTACTATACGGTTAAAGTTTCTACCGAGAAGGGGACTAAGGGAGGATATATCTCTCTTTCCGATAAGCTTTCTGGCAATGGCATAAACGGATCAGTCTATGATTTTGATAAGCAATTTATGATTGTAAAACATACTTCATCTGGAGATCAGCCTTTCTGGGCGACAACCCCAAGCAGAAATTCGGACGGCTCTTATAATTTCGGCAGTCTTCCGGAACTTGCTGCAGGTGAATATTATACCATTCAGTATGCGGTAAAGGCAGGAACAGATATTACAAGCAAGGATGGCTACTCTAGTATCAGCAACACGTTTACGGCTAGGGACAGTAAGGAAACAAAGACAGGGGATTATAATGTACAGGTTACATCTCAGTTTCTGCAGAAGTCTGTGCAGACAGATCCAAATGATCCGTCAAAGCTTCTGTGGACGGTAACAATTAATCCAGATAAACGTACCCTTACCGATGATGTGAAAATAACAGATGTTCTTACAACATCCGATGGAGAGGAAATAAGTCTTCCGAAGAACTTCACCTATACAACAAATGGAGGATATCCGCAGCAAGGTACTTTCGGAGAAGATGGCTCCTTTACATTCTGGGGAAGCAATGGGACAAATAATACCTATGTGGTCACATATTCCACGGATGCACCCACGCCGGCAGAAGGTGAGTCTGCCACTATTAAAAACACGGTGACAGATAATAAGGATCACAAAGGTGAGGCATCGACAGGTGTGACGACTCCTGTCACTAGCTATGATCTTGAGAAGAAGCGGACTGATAAGAAAGAACTTGAAGGAACGAAGGAAGAGCTTACCTGGGAATCCACGATTGCCCTCCCGAAGAGCAGTGATGTAGATCCTTCCAAGATCCAGTATACGGATACTTTCACGACAATGAACAGCAGTCAGTCTGTTGAGGGCAAGCACTACTCCACAGGCAAGAAGTTGTCGGAAAGCCTGCAGATCACCTACACGGATAAGAGTGACGGCTCAACAAAGACGCTCGTTGCCGGAACGGATTATAAGCTGTATACAGCAGACGGTAAAACTCTGGGTACAACGGATGATACGACAGAGATCACAGGATTCATGGTAAAGTTCCGTGACACAGATACTGTTAAAAATGCCGGAAAGAATGCAAAAGACGGTCTTCATATCAGTTACAAGAGTATCGCGGATTACGGCGAAGTAAATCCCGGCGAGACCTGGAATTTCATTAATAGCGCCAGCATACCGTCTCACGAGACATCAGCACAGTGGGATTACAAGAAACCGAGTGGGTCTCTCGACAAGGAATCCAGCAGTACGGGCAAGGCAAGTGACAACGACAAGGAGAATACATACTGGAGCAATGGCGTCAAATTAAATTATGAAGCCGGAAAAGATAACATTATTTACTACAGGGTATTTATCACACCGGACTGGAAGACGGGTGGTGAAATTACTTTAACGGATATTCTTCCTGCAGGCGTGACGCTGATGTCAGGGAATGATGCGAATAATTCAAACCGGCCATACAACCGGATTGAATATTGGGAAAACGCCACACAGTATTATGAGATCACACAGAATGGTGGCAGTAAATATTCGTTTACAGCTGGTACAATAAATGGAGATGGTACCACACCACTGACAATCAAGATCAATGATGGCTGGCAGAAGGGCAGAAATACAAATACAGGAACGCTTGTCATCTATTATGCTGTTAAGATTGTTGATAAATACTGGAATGATTCTACCCATACAACAAAGCAATATAAGAACACCATTACCTGGGGACAACTGCATGATACGCAGACCACGGAAGTCGATCATTATGAGAAGGTTCTTACGAAGACAGGCGTGCAGGAATACCTGAAAAACGGGTCATCAGATTATAAAGGTGATGATGGTAAAAGGGTCACCAGTGCGGTTGACTATTACATCGATATTAACCCGCAGGGATTGGATTTGATTGAGGGCAGCGATGTCCTGAACCTGAACGATACCATGGTTACGAATCAGGATGATTCAAATGTAACGATCGACCCCACGAGCATCAAGCTGTATACCTATGATGAGAGTAATGAAAAGAACCATCATCTTGGAACAGAAATCAGTCCTGATCGCTATACGTTTAGTTATGATGATGCAACAAACAAGCTTCAGATGACCATACCGGATGGACTGGCGTGTGTATTGACTTATAAATACAACGTATCAATGGGCCTGAATGCGCCGACCCTTACCAACAGTGTGTCTATTGAAGGAAGATCTCAGGATTCTATAAAGCATGAGGAGCATACAGAGATGAGTTCTTCCTACTCAAACCTCTACCAGAAGGTTCTTACAGTTAAGAAGGTAGATAAAGAAAATTACAGCATGGGGCTGCCGAATGTAACCTTCCAGCTGGATAAATTCAATAAAACTACAAAACAGTGGGAAAAGGTATCGGATCAGATCAAAACAGGTAAAGATGGCACAATCAAGCTTGACAGTCATTCCGGAATAACAGATTTCCCGGCTGATAATGTTTTGTATCGTATTCAGGAGATCAATAATCTTGATACACGGTATCAGATAAACAATGATTACCATTATTTCCTGTGGAAATCAAAGGCTTCGCAGAATGATGGGGATGCCTATACAGCAGCATTGCCAGAAAACGAAAGTCAGTGGAACCATCCAAGCATAAAAGATCTCAATGTGAACCAGATTCAATTTCTGGTCGGAAATGGCTCTATCTTCGTCCCGAATGAGAATGTTACGGTTAATGTTCATAAAATCTGGCTTGACGAAAACGGAGGAGAAATAACCGATAAATCTAAACTTACTGCAACCGTGCAGCTTCGCCGCCATTCCGGTCAGATTGAGAAGTGTATCGTAAAAGTCCAGACGAGCAAGGATAACAATACTGAAGTCTGGGGTACCTACGAAGTCAAACCGGGAAGTACGATGTACATCACCGCACAGACAGGTAACCCGGGTGTGACATTTACCTATGATGGTAACAGTTATACATCGACGAGGATTAATGAAGGGGAAAATCTTAGTTCAGTAAGGATTCCGGTTACTGTAACCGGCAACATGCTGATAGATCTTTCCAGAAATGGAGATTATAACAGTGGTTCTCAGAATATTTCTTATGTAAGACCGGATACGTTCAACGAGACGAAGGATGAGTCTGTAGGAAAAGCTGTAGAATTAAATGCTAGCAACAACTGGACATATTCCTGGGACAGAGATCTTCCGAAAAAGGATGCAGATGGCAACGACTATTACTACTATGTAGAGGAGGTATCTGGAAACAATAAGTACGATGTAACGTACTCAGAGAATAACAGCTTTGGTATCCAGGAAGGAACACTCACTGTAACAAACAGGAAGAAGGATATTAAGACTGGTTCGCTTTGGATTCAGAAGACAGGGAAGTTCAATGGAGAGGCCGATAAGGAAGGCAAGCTGAATGGCAACTATACCTTCAATGTGAAAGACAGTGATGGTAAGGTTGTTAAGACCGTTACGGTTACTCTTACCAATGGTGTCATTACAGCAGCTTCCCCATCGGATGTAGCTGTTGAGGGTGGCAAAGCGAAAGTCTCGGGTCTTCCTGAAGGAACTTATATAGTATCAGAAGACCTGAGCGGCAATAAGAATGGTGTCAGCTTGCTGGGACAGAATGATGTTAATGTCAGCGTTCCCGCTGATGGAACGGCTGAGATTCCGACCGTATCCTTTGTGAATAACAAGCCATATGTTGAGCAGGGGCTTAAGGTTGCGAAAGCTGTTGATCCTGTTGGCAAGTGGCCGGATAATCTGACATTTGCTTTCAAGCTTGCTGAAGGCGAGGGCAATCCTGAAGGTGGAGCAGTACTGCCGGCAGATAAGGAAGCGATTGCAAGCAAGACAAAGCCGACAGCAACATTTGGAAACATCGCATTTTCAAAGCCTGGAGATTATACATTTACGATTACTGAGCAGAAACCGGAAATTGCGCCGAGCTATATCAAATATGATACGGATCCGAAGACAGTGACGGTTGTTGTAAGTGAATCGAACGGCAAACTATCTATATCTTCTGTGAAGTACGGAGATGCAGATAGTTTAACGATTACGAACAATTATGTTACAACCCCTGTCAAGGTTAATGTAGAGGCTGAGAAGTTATTTATCGGAGGTGAGATCCAAAAAGATCAGTTCTCGTTCAAATTAGAAAAGAAGAATAATGATGGAACCTACACACCGGTTGAGACTCTGAAAGTTGATCCGAAAAGTGGTAAGGCGATAAGTAAGAGTATCATCTATGATCAACCGGGTACTTATACTTATAGATTAACCGAAGCATTGCCGGGAAATCCCACTCCGACAAGTGATGACAAAAATGCTGGATATATTATTATTGATGGTGTCAAGTTTGAAACAAAAGTGTAGAGGGACGCCAAATGTATTAGGGTCACGAAAAGAAGACCATCAGAGATGGCCTGAAA